TTCCGCCCCTCAAAAAATTGGAATTAAGGAATTGATTTCAATCAGTTATCGCGTAAACAATAAAATTCCCGTAAGTTTTTCCCGTTGTTTATTTTGTAGTTCGTGTTTACGGAGTTGATTCCCGCACAAAATATTTTGTGCGGGAATTTTTTATATAAAAATAAAAATCGTACATTTGTAATTATAATTACAGACTTAATCCCTTTTATTATGGTAACCCTGATAAACAAAAAACAAATAGGTATTAGAGAAGATCAACTAAATATACAAGACGCTATATTTATCCTGGACTTCGACTTTGATTGTAAGGCTCTTATATGCGCCACAAAGCCGGGACAAACAGTTCGACAAGCTATTTGTAACTTAATAACCCAAGCCCGTAGTAATAGTGGAAAGTTATTTCCTGAAACAATTAGCGCTATACTTAATAGTGAGTGTATAGGCGTAACAGCCCTAGAGCAGAGCCTAACTAAGGAAGAGCTTATTACCCGTAAATATGAATTGATAGAGCAATATGGCACATATATGCCGTTAGGTCATAATTCATTATTTACAGAAGACCCCTCAAAGCTAGCTAAACAACTTGCTTTAGATTTGAATAGGAAAATATGCTCTAAAATTAATGGTGTAAGTAATAATAAGTGTGATGGTCGAGGTCGTCCTTCTACTCCAGTATTTCAGTATAATAAAATTCAGGGTAATAGCATAAATCCTGAAACTACTTGGCACTTAGAAAAAGAGTGGCCAAGTCTTAAAGCTATTATTGAGGCTAACCCCCAATGGAATGCCAGTAATATAAGTTGGGCGTGTAAAGATATAGCGCGTACAGCGTATGGCTATAAATGGTCTCAACATGAAGTCGAACAATTTAATAATTAATAATATGTCACTTAAAAATAAAATATCATCCATTCTGCCTGATGATCCTTCATCCCAATCAGGCTTTACTCCGTATATCGATGAGTCTGCTAAGCGTGAAGAAGTTATACAAGCCCAAGCAGCTAAAGAGGCTGAGCGCAAAAGCGCCGCAGAGCTTGCAAAACTTAAAGTAGCAGCTAAAGCCAGAGTAAAAGCTGCCGAGGCTCAGCAGCAAGCAGCCATTCCTACCGCTCCATCAGAGGCTAAACTTAAAGAAGCCAAAGAAGCCCTTGATACTATAGAGACTCTTCAAGCTCAGGCGCAGCAAGCGTCCGCGACAAGAGTTGATGTCGTAGCGCAAAAAGCTATGGCTTCAGGCCAACAGGTTAAACCAGTAGATCTCAATAATGTGCTTAAGCTCCAAGGTACATCGCGCAAAGAGATTACGGCTCTTATGGCCTCTCTGGGTATTAATACTAGCATTCAACTCTCAAAGGCTGATACCCAAAATATTGTGGCCTGTTTACTCACATGCAATGAGACACAGTTGCATGCATTAATATCTAATAAGAAAGTGCCCATTGCGGCTAAAGTTATTATTAAACGCCTACTTGATGATGCTAAAGTCGGTAATATCGAAACAGTTGAGAAGCTGTGGGATCGTATCTTCGGTAAACAAGGATTGGTGCAGGCCTTGCCGGAACAGCAAACTCAGCAAATGCAAGGCTTGATACCTAATGTGCCTGTATCACGAGAGGCGTATATACTCATTAGAGACACTTTGATTCAGTAGTTTCGTGCGTGCGATTCATTATAATATAAATTAATATTTTGTCATTTACATAATATGCATGAAACTTTAAATGATAAGGCCAAAAAGGAAGTCACAACATCTCCGTCTACACAATCTATGGTTAACGCTCGAGAGATGCTTAAACTTGAGATGCTTACATCCTTTGAGAAATATACCAAAGCGATGTTTAAGGCTCAATACCATAGGTCTTTTATAGTTGCGCGGCATCATAAGCTTATATTTGAAGCTCTGCAGGATGTTGTAGATGGAAAGATAAAGAAGCTAATGATTAATATCGCCCCCCGATATGGCAAAACAGAGCTTGTTATTAAATCATTTATCAGTTGGTGCTTTGCGCTTAATCCTAAATGTAGATTTCTACATTTGTCCTACTCCGACACCCTCGTAGAGGACAATTCTGATACTATACGAACTATAATGCAGACCGATCTCTATAAAGATCTTTTTCCTAATAGCCAATTAGCTAACGAGAAAGGGTCTAAAAAGAGATGGAAGACAAAAGCGGGTGGAGAGCTCTACGCCACTCCTACTCAAGGTCAGGTAACAGGCTTCGGCGCTGGTGCTGTTGATATTGATCCTACTATAGATCTTATGGATGGCGGCAATAGTATCTTTGCCTTTGATGATCATACCAATGAGATGCTCTCTATGATAGGAGCTCAGAGTAATATATTCCAGGGAGCTATAGTTATTGACGACCCAATTAAACCGGAAGATGCTGAGTCGGAAGTTGTTAGAGAGCGGGTCAATACACGATTCGAATCTACTATCCGAAATCGTACCAACTCACGTAACACGCCTATCATTATTATTATGCAGAGGCTACACGAGAGTGATCTTTGTGGCTATTTGCAGAATGCCGAGCCTGATGAGTGGACCGTGCTTTCCTTACCTGTTATCCAAAGAGACGAGAACGGCCAAGAGTATGCACTCTGGCCACATAAGCACACTCTGCAAGAGTTGTACAAGCTTAGAGAGCTTAATACTCTTATATTTGACACGCAGTATATGCAGGATCCTACTCCTCGAGAGGGCCTTATGTATTCAGGCTTTAAGACTTATACTCCGGAGCAATTACCTACAGGGCATAATGCTCTACAGAAATGGTGCTATACAGATACGGCCGACACAGGTGCTGACTGGTTCTGCTCTATTTGCTTTATTAATACACCTGAATATGTGTATGTTACAGATGTGCTCTTCACAGATGCTCCCATGGAGGTTACTGAGCCTAAGCAAGCTGAGTTACTTACAGTTAATGGCACAGTCGATTGCCTTATAGAGTCAAATAACGGCGGTAGTGGTTTCTCTCGTAATGTTAAGCGCTTGTTACGAACAACTATGCGTAATTTTAAATGCGTTATTAACACATTCCATCAAAGTGCTAATAAAGCTACTCGTATTTTCACAGCTTCAGCTCAAGTGCAGAACGATGTTTTGTTTCCAGAAGGCTGGGAAAAGAAATGGCCAAAGTTCTATCAAGCTATTACAAGCTATCGTAAGGATAATAAGAAAAAGCAACATGATGATGCGCCTGACTGTTTGACAGGAGTCTGGGAAATGCACTCAAGGAAAACAAGGCGTAAGAAAATCAAGGCGCGTAATTAATAATGTTAAAAATTGCAAAAAAGTTTATTATTTGAAAATTAATTATTATATTTGCACAAAAGCTAACGTGGTATTTTACGTTAGCTAAGCCAGCGAAGGGTAGCGGGCCAAAAATAGTATAAAACATTATTAACCATCTAAAAATTATTTAATATGGGACTTAATTGTGGATGCCCTGCTGGTGCACATCTTGAGGACCTCGAAGTTGCTGAATGCAAAGAGAGCTTCGGGCAGATTCAGAAAATTCTTATCCAGCGCATTTATAAATCTACAGGCGAAAAGAATACTCTTGGCACTTCGTCGGCCATTACCAAAGCAAGCTTAGCTGCAATGCTTTCAGCCGCAGATGGCGCCAAGCTTATTGTATCTCCGTACATTCAGAACCCGGCTACTGAACCAGGTGCGGCTCGTACATTTGGCGGTGGCAATGCTACTCTCGGTGGTATTGAGATCGTAATTGGTCGTGAGCCGACACCTTTTACTGGCATTATCTATCAGGAACAGCAGTCGACTATTAAGACTCTCAAGTCTTACAGCTGTGAGCAGATCGGAGTGTATCTAATTGACGAATACGGTAACATTGGCGCTCTTAAAGAAGGAGAAGGCGATTCCGTTAAGTATTATCCAATTCCTGTCGACAAGTTCTTTGTTGGTGATAAGAAGCTTGGTGGCTTCGAGGAACCAGACAGCAATGCAATTGAGTGGAGCTTCTATCCCAACTGGTCTGATGACTTGGTAATCATCAAGCGCGATAGCCTTGATTTCAACCCGCTTACAGATCTTGTTAACGCTAAATCAACCGGCGCTTAAATATGCCTAAGAAAAAAGAAAAAACTATCACTCTCATCGTGCCTCGCCACAATATCAAGCAGGAGTTCACGCTTCCGCATGCAGAACGCTTGCTTGATATGGGCTCGGCTCTAAATGGAGGATGGGAACTTCCCAAAGATAGTAACTATTATTACGACGAAGAGAATGGCCTTAGAGTTAAATCAAATCAAGGAAATCCTGCAAAAGCCAACTAAAAAACAGCTTATTCAAAAAGCAGTTGGCTTACAGCGCCGTCTCCGTTTTCATACAGAGACGAATATTTCCACATTTGATATAAACTTTCCGGCTACTACTTTCTTGCAGTGGGTCCAGCACTTGTTACCCAAAGACAAGTTCAATATATTTCTGCAGCTGTTTAAATACCCGCTCCCCACGTCTACCGTTGTAGAAGATGTGTATCGTGAGTTGGAGCGAGTATTTTACAGCCGCAATTCAAATAGCTCTTATCAATTTGCTAACGCAGAGCTCACAGAAGATTGGGCTAATTACCGCCGTGACAAGCTTAATGAGCCAGTTATCTGGAAAACAGAAGGCTGGAAGCGTATGCAAGTATCGCCTAATAGTATCTTGATAGTTGACTTACCTGCAGAACAAATAACTGACCGTCCTGAGCCTTACTTCTACTGGCTTGAAATTGACCAAGTAGTTGACTTCGAGCTTGAAGAGAGAAGTACTACTAACTTTAAGTGGATCATATTTAAGCAAGACAACAGTAGGCTTGCTGTATTTGATGAAGCTTCCATTAGGGTCTTCCAACTCAATGAAAAAAATGAGATTGTAGGCCTTATTTCTGAAGCTAAACATGACCTTGGATATTGCCCGGCCAGATTTTTCTGGTCCGTTCCACTTAACGAAAAAAATCCGTACATTAAAAAGAACCCTATTACAAAAGAGCTTTCAAACCTTGATTGGTATTTATTCTTTTCACTTTCTAAGCAGCATTTAGATTTGTATGCGCCATATCCTATTTATAGCGCATATGAAGCTGATTGTAACTTCGAAAATAGTGAAACAGGCGATTACTGCGATGGGGGATTCCTGCGTAATGCAAGAGGTGATTATAAGATGCTTGCTGATGGTACAGTAGAGCGTTGTCCGTGTTGCAGCGAAAAACGAATCGCAGGTCCTGGCTCATTTCTTGAAGTGCCTGTTCCTAATGTATCGGAAGGTGTATCGGATATGCGTAATCCGGTACAAATCACAACTATCGACAAAGACTCGCTTGACTACAACGTAGACGAGTGTGAACGCCTTAAAAATGAAATTGTCGTATCAGTTGTTGGTACAGGTGGAACGGTAAGTGAAAAAGAGGCTATTAATGAAACTCAAGTAACTGCTAACTTTGAAAGTAAAACGTCTGTTTTAAACGCTCTTAAAACTAATTTTGAACAAGCCCAGAAGTTTGTTGAAGACACAGTATGCCGCTTCCGCTATGGCAGTTTATTTATTTCATCTTCAGTCAACTGGGGAACTGAGTTTTATGTCTTTACAGTTGCGGAGCTCTACACAAAATATAAACAGGCTAAAGAGAACGGAGCTTTAGACTCTGAGCTTGACGCTATATCTCAGCAAATTCTTGAAGTTGAGTATCGACACAATCCTTTAATGCTTCAGCGCATGCTTATTTTAAAGCAGCTTGAGCCCTACCCTAACAAGACTATTACAGAGGTAGTTAGCCTTTATGATAAAGGATTGCTTGAACTTGAGAAGGTTCGACTCAAAATAAATTTTATTGAATATATAGAACGCTTTGAACGTGAAAATATCAATATTATAGAATTTGCTGCTAACTTACCGCTTGATAAAAAAATTGAAATAATAACTAATAAACTACTTGATTATGTCAGAAGAGAACGCATCACTTGGCCAGCTCAAACACAAGAGCTACCAGGAGCTTGAGACAATTAAATCTAAGATGCTTGCCCATAAGGCTGAGCTCGAAGAGCTTAAAGCGCAGAAAGGAAAATGGACTGATGAGCTACAGGATGAGCTCGATGAGCTTATTGTTACGCTCGTTGATGTCGATGAAGCTATTGAAGCTGTGCCTAAAGTTGCTACTTATGTAGCGCCTAAAGGCGAAGAGAGCATGGTTCATCTTGAGCTTGTCTACGGCCGTCGCTTTGATTCTAACACAGGCAAAGAGCTCTCTACGCCTTTTATCCAGAAGTTTACCCGCAGTGAGTGGGCACTTTTCAAAAATAACTTTGGCCGTCTCGGCTATGTAATTAAAGCTGTAAAGCACGACCCCACAGGAGAAGCCGCGCAGTATGTTACACCTACTAAAAAGTAATTAGACTATGCTTACCTTAGAAATGATTAATCAGAATCCTACTCTTGCAGGACTTACTGACGCTCAGAAGCTGTCTATTACTGAGATGTCAAAGAATGATGAAAACACGGTAATTGGTACAAAGGTTGGTCAGCTCCACGGGCAATATGATCAGGACATTTTTAGCATTACTGGCGTAGCTAAAAATCAAGGTGAAAAGTCTTATGACTATGCTAAACGTGTGCTTAATGACTATAAGTCAAAGATTGCGGGTTATAAGGCTATTAAAGATGAGCTTACTGCTGCCAATGCTAAGGTTGCTGATCTTCAGGCTAAACTTGAAAAGGGCGAAGGCAATGCTGAGCTTACCAAGCAGCTAAAAGATGCTAAGGCCCAGGTTACTCAGCTTCAGACGCTCCTTACTACTAAGGAGACTGAATTTAAGGCTGAAAAAGTAAAGCTTGAAAATGCTACCAAGGATATTCATGTTGATTATGCCTTCCAAGCAGCTACTTCTGGCCTTAAATTTAAAGAGGGTATTACTGAGAATGTACAGAAAATTCCCCTTAAGGCTGCAAAAGCGGGGGTCTTGGCAAAAGGAACACCCGTTTTTTGTGGGAACCGGAGGGCAAAAAAAAAAGGGG